GTTCTTCTGATTCTTCTGTAGTTTCTTCTATTATAGGTTCAGGTTCAGTTGTTGTTTCTGCTTTTTTACCTATATTATATTTTGCTTGCAAGTCCCATTCACCCTTTTCTTTAAATGCTAAAACCTTTATCTGTGAAAGAGGTGCTTTCTTTTCTGCAATCGCAGTATTTAATATGACAACCAATCCCCAATCACTTAATAATTGAGCGATTGTATTTCTTCTTTCCAAATCATTGTCAGAAAGATTTGCTTTCTTACCGTCTAAAGCAAATAACTCCTTAAAATGTACTATGAAATATCGTCCTTGTTTGTGTAGTATATGACAAGATTGAAATAACTTTTTATCTTTTCTTGACGCTACGCCAATCCGTGTTAGTGTTTCACGAACCTTCAGAAAATCATCAGGTTCTTTTAATTGGACTTCGAGCATTTTCTCTGGATGCCAATCAGTATTTAATTCATTCATTTTGTCCCACCTTTATATAATTTCTCTTTTAATGTTTTCAATTCATCTTTGGTGAGTATATCAAGAGCGACTTTTGCTTTCTCATTATTATAGCCATAATACTCTTTAACAACACCAATGTCTTTCAATTTACTCGCTCTCAAAAAAGGACTATACCTTTTTCTTGACCTAATACTATTTATTAAAAAGTGAAACTGCATATCTTTATCTAGGAAATGACAACGATTCATTTCATTAACTAGCATAAGACTATCTTGGAAACCTGATAATATTTTATTGACAATGAATGCTGGATACTTTTTGATCCACATTTTATCTTCGGACTCCATCACATTCTTTTTTGTGAAATTAATGGCGTTCAGATATTCTTTTAATTCATAACTCATTTGAATTTAACCTGCGACATTAATTCAGTTAAACAAGCAACTAGATTAACTTCCTGGTCAGCAACAAAGGCTGACTTGTATTGATAGTCAGCAATAATTAAAACAGCGTGTGGGATTGTGGCAGGTTGTAAATGCTCATACATTGAGTCATATATTCTACGGAAGATTTTCACAGGATCATTATCTAAATTCTGAACCACCCATTTTCTCATCTCCGTAAAATCTTTACCCTTTAAATGAGATAATAAAGTCTTTAAGTTTTCATCTGAAATATTAACAAGTATACCAGCGTCTATCTTACCACTTACTGAATACCGTTGTAATTCATTAATTAGTTTTCTAAAGTCTGGAAAATGTTTCTTAATTAATTCTGCAAGGACTGGTTCTTCATAGTCCACATTTTGTTCTTTCAAAATATAAACTGCTCGTTCAAACAATTTACTTGCCAATCTAGGTTTATCTTTTGGATTAATTCTAAATTCTATTGTTGAAAATCTACTATGTAGTGGATCTATTAATCTGTTCTTGAAATTACAAGTGAGAATGAACCGACAATTCTTATGGAACTCCTCAATGAATCCTCTTAATGCAGGTTGTGTTGATTGTGGATTTAAATAATCTGCCTCATCTAATATCACAACTTTTTTACCACCTGATAATGATACTGTTGAAGCAAAATTCTTAATCTTATTTCTTAATACATCAATGCCTCCTTCTTCGGAACCATTAATCATAACCCAATCGCAATTCAATTGGTCACATAATGCTTTCGCAACTGTGGTCTTTCCTATACCAGGAGGTCCTGATAATAATATGTTTGATAATTCACCCTTTTGAATAAAGGATGTAAATAGTGTTTTTAATGATTGTGGTAATATACAATCATCAATAGTCTTTGGTCGATATTCCTCAACCCATAAAAAATCTGTACTCATAATTCACCTAATTCACAATTTAGAAATTAAACTTATTTGGAAATAGAGCTATCTGGCTCCAATGCTATCCAATATTCAATAGGTAATTTTTTATGTTTAAAATGAGAAATAGATTTTGACGATACTGAAACATCATAATCGCCAGCAAACAATTTAAGATTTTCTACTTTAAAGTAAAAAGTATAATCTGTTGTTGTGCCTTCACCAACTTTGGTTTCAAAATTGTTAGAGGTGGCATTCTTCTTATCACAAGTTTTAAGAACTGTGTTGCCACCAGCTGTTCCAACTAATGCTAAATCAGGTGTCTTTAAGACCGCCGCCATCTTTAATAGTTGTGTAAGATTTGATTCTGTTAAAGTAAATGTTACATCTGTTTCTGGCATAGTAACTTCTTTTGTTGGTGCCACAATCACAGATGGATCAGAATAGAAGTATTTTGCTTTCGTTCCATTGGAAGATATAGTTAAGAACTTATCTTTCAATTCAATTTCAGGTTTGTGGATACTTGTTACCACTCCCAAAAATTCATTTAAATCATAGATGCCAAACTCGGCAGAAAATTCTTCCGAAATATCTGCTTTGGCAAATATGTTTCTCATAGTTGAGATTGTAGATAAAACTTTTCCAGGTTTGATTAAAATGTTTGTATTGATTTCTGAAAAGTTTTTTAAAATGTCTAATGTGTTTTGACTTATTTTCATTATGTAATTCTCCTTCAATTATTATACTATTATACTAAACTTTATTATAAAAGTCAAGCAATAAAAAAGGGCGCCGAAGCGCCCTCTTTGTTTTGAAATTAAATATTATTTAATGTCAATGAATTTTGGTTTCTTTTCTTCTGGAATTATTCGTTCCAATTTAACAGAAAGTAAACCATCTTTTAGGTCTGCACCTTTCACCACAACATCTTCTGCCACAGTAAAGCTTTTAGTAAAAGACCTTTTAGAAATGCCTCGGTGTAGGACACTTTCGTCCTTTTCCAAAACATCTTGTTCGTCTTTTGCTGAAGAAATAGTTAAAGTATTTTCTTGCGATTTTACTTTAATATCTTTTTTACCAAAACCTGCAACTGCCAACTCGATTACATAATCGGTATCATTGACTTTGCGAATGTTGTAAGGTGGATAATGATTGATAGAAGAACTATTATATTTATAGATTCTATCAAAGTCATCAAAAAGGTTATCAAATCCAACTGAAAACGGTTTAAAAGGTTCCCAATTGATTAATTCATTTCTTGTCATCTTTGCCTCCTTAAATTAAGCAAGGTTAAAATAAGTACTCGACTAATTCGACATACTCATATTATTTATAAAAGTTTTGCGTATATTTTAAAACTTTAAAATTTGTTTCCGGGATTCCAGTAAACTAGAACCATAATCGCTTAACGCAAATTGGCGATTGTTTAAAGTTATTTCTACTTCGCAGGGACAATCGCCAAACCCTAATGGTGTCTTTTGCGGAAGACACTCTACCTCTTAATGCCAGGACTTACGAGCTGCCCGACACTACTATTTATACGGCAGAATACTTATAAGCGTATTTCTGTTTGCCATATAAAGCACGGATACCAGCAGATACAATATCCAAAGTATTACCTTTGAACACTTTTCTAACACCTGCTGCTAAAATCGCTTTGGTTGGTGTTCCTAAACGATATGAAGTACCATTTGCTGTATCATTAACATACACCATATGTCCTTCTTCTCTTAAAGTATCGACCATTGCTCGTGGTGAGGTAAGGTCAAACCTATTTCTAATAGTTTTCCATGTTACTGGTTTACCATTTGATAATAGATTTAATACTTTTTGTTTTTTTGTTAAGGCTTTTCTACCCATAATATTAACTCCTTCAAGTCATTTGTCGCCGTTGTAATACATACTAGATAGTGGCAACTTGTCTATCTAATAAATCCTTGAACCTTAAAGGTTTTGATAGGTGTCTATCCGTCTATAGACCATGCTTCGTAAGACACCTATCAAAACTTTTAATGGGTTGTGGATAGGCACGCAACTGATTTTGTCCACAATTAAGTATGTTAACTAGTATTACCTGCATACACCCAAACTCTTAATCTCCTTCTTTTAATCTTTTTAATCTTTTTTCTTTTGCAATTCGTCTTAATGATTCTTTTAATTTTCTTTGTTTTTTTAAACTAGGTTTTTCATAATGTTGTCTTAATCTTAATTCCCTAAACAAACCATCCTTCTGCAACTTCTTTTTTAAAACTCTTGATGCTTTCTCAACATTATTATCTCTTACTATAACCTCTATCATCCTTGTGGCCCATCTTTTTTTTCGCTATTAACTTTATGTACATAATGTTCCACTTCAACTTTAGATTTAAAGTAATCTAACAGCCAAGGGTTATCTACAAATACTGTCATCAATCCATTTGCTAAAGTATTAACAATCTTTTCTTCTTTCACTTCTTTTAAATCTTCACTCAAACCATATTGATATATTATGCCGTGCAAAACTTCGTGTAAAACTGTATTAGCACCGTGAGCACTTCCGATAGTAGAACCTTTAATGCCAATCTTTCCCTCTTTGGCAAAAAATTCTCCTTCAGCATCTTCGGTACTTGCAAAAGAATCTGGCCAAACATCTATTTTATAATTCCGATATCCAATTTTAATATAATCTTTTAAATCCATAACTACCATTATACTAAAGTTTTATCTAAAAGTCAAGCAATTTGCTTAAGAAAAGGGCGGATCGGAATCCGCCCTCGACTACATTATGGATGAATTTTTATTGATTTATCGGATCAACATCCTCATCATCATCGGAATCTTCAGGTTCGATTGTTGCCTGACCCCAACTGGTTACATCTTCTCCGCCATCTATCTTTGTATATAAATCGGCAAAAGAAGTTTTAGTATCAGTATCAAATCGGTTAGTACATAATTCGATTGCTTTCATTTTATCTTTAAAGATAGCAAACGCTTCGATAATGTGAACTAATCGGCGAGTAGAAATTATTTCATCAACTCCGCCTTCATAAAATGTTTTTCTGATAACATCTGCCCAAGTAACTAAATTGTTAGCAAATTCTTCGTCCACTTTTCTAGTAAGATTTCTCTTACTTAAAACATTGGCAAGAATTTTATTCTCAATTTTGTTAGTCGGATAAGATTGTTCAACAGTAATTGGAAATCTTTCCAAAAATGCTTCGTTTAAGATGTTAGTTCCAATGAACCTTCCATCTTCACTACCTTGCCCTTTAGTATTGGCAGTAGCAATCACATTGAACCCTTCGGCAGGTGCAATAAATTTATTAATTTTCTTTAAGAAAACTCCGTTACCTTCTAGTATTGGTTGAAGGCACATAACTTTATTAGAAGCAAGGTCAATTTCATCTAACAATAAAAGAGCGCCTCTTTCCATTGCTTCGATAACTGGACCATTTTGCCAGACAGTTTGTCCGTCTTGCAATCTATATCCGCCGAGTAAGTCATCCTCATCGGTTTCAATAGTAATGTTAACTCGGATGCACTCTCTTTTTGTCTGAGCACAAGCTTGTTGAACATTCATAGTCTTTCCGTTTCCAGAAAGTCCAGTAATAAAAATTGGATAAAATTGTTTACTTGAAACAATTTGTTTGATATCTTTGTAATGTCCCCAAGGAACAAATACAGGATCTTTAACAGGTACGATATTACCTGTTAAACTAGAAACAATAAATGCCGCCTGATTAACCGTTTCGGTAACATCTGCTGTTTCTGTTTTTTGAATAACTTGTGAATCTGTAGTCTGTGGAACTTTAATATCAACTCCGTCAATTGGTAATTGATACATCCCTCTTCCGATTTTGTAAGTAGAAGATTTTAACCAACTAGGGTTTTTAAATCCATTCTCTTTAACAAATTTGTTAATTTCGGAACGACTAATTTCAGATTTTCCGTAGTGAGCGTGTAATGCTTCAACTACTTCTTTTTGAATATTATTTAATGTAGTCATTTTTCCTTTCATAATATAGTTTTTTTGTTATATACTTACCAGTATATCAAAGATTCGGATAAAATTCAAGC